AAAAGTGGCTTGTTGTAAATCAGCCGCCACATGCATATAAATGGAGAACTGTACAAGGTACCGGAAAAGCGGAAGTAAAATTGTCAAACCACTCATATGGCGTTGCAATAGACATAAATGCAAATATGAACCCATACGATTGCCAAAAGGCATTACAGATTTCAAAGAAAGACACTGAAGTTTGTATACGAACAACAGAAAGCCAGTTTGTTAAAATATTTGCAAAATACGGTTTTGGGTGGGGTGGAAGGTACAAAGACTTCATGCATTTCAGTTATTTTGACGGAAGATAATAAAAATTTATTATAAAACAATATGGCAAATTGCGGATTAAAAACAAAGACAGAACCAACATACAAAACAACACAGATTTCAAACGACGAAAGGCAAAACAATGCCATGCAAATAATGAAATCGCTTCTCTCATCCAATTTGGGTCTGACAGATTATATGGCAGCGGGGATAGTTGGGAACATGTGGGGTGAGAGCAAATGGAATCCGACAGCTTACACAGCAACAGACGCAGGGCAAGGGCAATCGGGCGGTTTATGCCAATGGCATGACCAAGTGAACGGTAAAGGAAGATTTACCAACATGCTAAATTTTGCAAAATCAAACAACAAGAATTGGCAAGACCTCCAATTACAGATGGCCTTCCTAATAGATGAACTAAACAGTAAACAAAAAAATGCGTTATCAGCTTTAAAAAACACCGACAATGTAGATGATGCAACAACAATGTTTTGCAGAAAATTTGAAGTTTCTTCAGTGTGTTACCCTGACGGAACTCCGACCGATAGGATAAAGAAATCCAAGGAGGTTTTGGAAAAATGGAGGCAACAACACTAATTTCAATTCTTTTTTGCAGTATATTTGTACAGAACGAACATGCAAAAACGGATTGAAATGGAAAAAAGTTATATAGGAAACATAATAACAAAGTACAGTAGAGACAAATTCCCTCCGTTATTCAATGTGACGGAGGATTTTTTATCGGTTGATATAAAATACCCTACAATCATAATAGGCTTAGAAAACGCAAGGGAATATATACTTAATTTCTCAATATTAAGAAAATCATATGAAAATGATACACTATGGTGGACATACAAAAAAACAGAAAGAAGGTATGAGTTTGAGAACGATATGGAAAAGTTCTACAGATTCTGTATAGAGAAATACCTTTCAAGGACACCATATTATTATTTGGACATAGCAAGGTATCGTTATAACGATATAAAAAGGATAATAGAGTGGGTTAATTCCGAAACCGAGAAAATATGCTTCCAAACAATGGAAAGCAAGTTCATATTCATTTATGACGCGAAATTGAACATTGTTTTCGGCTTGTCACTGACGCTTTGTGAGTATTGCGGTGTTAACAGAAAGAAGATAATATCAAGAATCAAGAAAAATCCGCAAAATGTATTCATATACAATACATCATTCATAGACAGGGAGATACGTAACATAATCGGGAACAATACACATTACATCCTTCCGCTTGCGAAGATTTTTTCAAACAAGTAACTATTTATCTTTAACAAATATATGTGAAAATATGTTCAAGATAACAAACAGAAAGATAAAGACAAGGAAAATTTGGAAACCGAAGCCAACAACAGCTTCCTCAACACCTGTTTCGCAAACAGCGGTTGTGCAAAAACCAATGAAATACCAAAACATACCGAAACCAATAGATATCGAAAAGCTTAAGGAACTCATGCTTCCGAAGGTTGATGAAGAAATGATCAAACCCGCTAAAAAAACAAAAAAGTCAAAGAAGAAGAAAACTGAGACAACGGAGGAAAAATAAAGATAAAAAAACATACAACAATGGACGAGAAACTTTTGAAGGCACAGGAACTGCTCGGAACCGAAAGGCAGGACAACGAACCTGAAGTCAGATACGAAAGAAAAGAGAAGGGGCTTTATGAGAAAACAACAAGAAAACCCGTTCTTATAACCGAGGATAATAAAATTATGCTGAACGACTAACAAAATGGCTGTTGACAAAAATTACATCAAGGAATGCAAGCTTGAGAATGTGTACAAGCGCATGCGTCAGATAAACGAGTATGTCATAACAAACGGAAGAACATCCGAAGCCGCAGAAATGCCTCAGGATGACAACGGTATGGACCCGAACGCAATGCCACAAGGCGGTGATACGCAAGGTAACGGTCAGGAACAAATGCCACCGGCCGGTGGTGATACCGGAATGCAACAACCCGATATGGGTGGCGAACAGATGCCGCAGGGACAAGACGGGTTGGAAACACCCGCACAACCCGACCCGACAATAGGTGCCGATGTTGAAGATACGCCTACAGACGAACCTATGGTTGACGGCATTGAAATGGATGACGAAACAATGGCCGGTCCTGACGACGAGGTTATTGATGTTGACGACCTAACGAACTCACAGGAATCAACCGAATATAAGATAGACGGAGTTGATGACAAGTTATCCAAACTACTCTCCATAGTTGGTAAGTTCGCAAATGCCATAGAAGCCAATGATGCTAAACTTGAGGACTTAAAAGCTGAAATAGAAAGAAGGAATCCTACTGACATTGAAAGGATTAACCTCCGTTCGCAGAACAGCCAACCGTTCAATGTGAATCCCGGTGAATATTGGAGCGAGGTCAAAGATAAGAATCCGAACTATCAGATTATTTCTGATAATGAGGTTTCACCGAACGACGAGGACAAGGTCTATACCATAACAGATGACGACCTCAGGGATTTCAACACAAGTGAAGTCGAGAAAAGCTTCTCTGATTTCCCGAGCGATTTACTCTCATATTTCAAATAAGAGAAAAGAGAAGGAAATTTTATAATCCGTCATTCAAAAAAATGGCGGATTTTTTTGTTTGTATTATGAAATGTAGTATATTTATACTGTATAATATATGCGAAACTTAAATAATCATAAAATAAAAGAAGGATAACATGACAGATTACAATGACAATTCACCGTTTGTGGTGAACGAGAAGAGACACACGCATGACGAAGGTTTCAAGAAAAAGGTTTTCGACCCGAAAATCTACCTTAACGTAAAACTCGCGGAGGATGAGAAGAAAAGGGACGTCCGCATCAGGATTTTGCCCGCAAATCCCGGTTCGAGGAAAATTTCAACAGACATTCGTATCCACAGCATGAAGGTTCCGACAGAGGTTGCCAAAAGCGGCTTCAAGAGTTTCATATGCCTTAATGATTCTCACATAATGGGTGACGAAAGAGGATGCCCGTTCTGCAATGTTTTTGAGGATTACAAGGCCGAGGCGATGAAACTTAAGGACCCCGACGGAAATGTGACAAACACTGCACAATGGAAAGCTTTATGGAAGGAAGCTTACAGACATGAGGCCAAGATAGCCCACATAGTCAGGGTTATAGACCGCGACCACGAAGACGAAGGCGTCAAGTTTTGGAGGTTCAACGAATGGGACAACGGAAAGGGATGCTACGATTACCTTAAGGAAATCTACAACCTTTACAATGAGGAGGCCGCTAGAAAGGCTTATGCGGCTGAATACAAGAAATCCCCGACATCAGAACAGCTTGCCGAGTATATGAAGAATGACAAAGGCGAGACAAGGGAATTCTACAACGTATTCAACCTTGAAAACGGTCATGACATAAAGCTCACCCTGACACACGGGGAGAACTCGAAGGATAGGACCGAGATTAAGATAATGGCCGAATTGAGCGAAAGCCCTCTTTCATATGACGAGAACGAGGTCTCAAAATGGGTTAACGACCCTAAGTCTTGGAATGATGCATATGCCGTGAAAAACTACGACTATCTTGAAGTGGTATTGAACGGCGGGGTTCCTGTATATGACCCTACGGTAGGCAAGTACGTGTCGAAGGAGGAGAGGGAAAGGAACGAGGAGGAGACGGAACGTGAGGCAGCCGAGGAGGTGCTTAATGTGATGGCTCCTGAAAACGGAAACACGGAGGACGAAGACCTTCCCTTCTAACCTGTTTTTTGTTTAATTATTGCGGGGATTTAAAGTCCCCGCTTTTTATCATTATTGTCTAATTAAAAAAAAATGTAAATATTATGAAGCAAGCAGTAAAAAAAGGAGCGGGTGTAAAAAAATTCAGTGTTGAGGATTTTAAGAACAAAAATCTCAAATCAGTGTCTGTGGCTGACAAACCTATGGAGTGGTTTTGCTTACCATCAGGTTTTTCGGAAGCATTATCATTACCTGGTATACCGAAAGGATGGGTTTCTGTATGTTACGGATGGAATTCAACAGGTAAAAGTACAATAAAAAACTGCCTTATAGCAGCAGCTCAAAAACAAGGAGTCTTGCCTGTAATTTTTGAAACTGAATCTAATTTTGATTTCAAATATGCCATAGATTGCGGAATGCAAGCCGAACCTGTGTATGAGGTAGATGAACAGACGGGTGAGGAGATAATTTCAGACTATAAGGGGGATTTCATTCTTTTTAATAATGAAGCCATGTGCGAATACTGTGGTGATATGGATTACAGTACAATGACAAGGAAGTCCACAAAGAGAAAAGTTGCCGTCATTGAGGATATCGCATATATAATAAATGATTTGCTCGACAAACAGGACAATGGCGAGTTGCCGATGGAACTGCTTTTTGTGTGGGATAGCATCGGAAGTATAACATCTTGGAAATCTTACACCTCAAAAGCGGGAAACAACATGTTCGATGCAAGTAGTATAAGTGTTGCCTTCAACACAATTGTAAACACAAGAATACCATCTTCAAGAAGTAAAAACTCAGAATTTACAAATACTTTATTTATTGTTAACAAAATTTGGGATTCTTCCGCATCCACAATGGGCAAGCCCTCCGTAAAGCTAAAAGGCGGTGTATCAATAAGTTATGCTGCGCGACTCATTATAGCATGTGGAAAAATAGTTACTTCCGGAGTTAAAAAACTTGAAGCAATTGTTAAAGGGGAGAAGTATGAATATGGAACTGTTGCTCCGATTGCCGTTCAGAAAAATCACTTACCGTCGCCTTGGAATGTTTCGAGAACAGGTGAACTATACTGTGTAGGTACAGGTATAATTTCGGAGAGTGAGATAGATGAATACAAGAAGAAAATATTACCAAAGATAATCGCACAGTTAAAGGATAACGACACTACAGGTAAATTTGACAACATAACTGAGAGTGATATTCAATTTACTGAAGTTGATGCAGAGGACATTTAAAAACTTTTAACAAAATTATTAATTTTCAACATGAATACAATAATTTCATCAACTCATCGTTTAACACAGTTAAACCATTAAAGGAGTTTCTTATAGCGGAATGGCGAAAAC